ATAAATGGAGCAGCAGGGCAAAACCTTATATCTGGCTCAACAGCTGCAGATGTAGCTTTATTTTCTAAAGCTCGCATAATGTCTATGTATCCTCATGCAACAGCTGCAAGTAGTGCAGTAATACAACAAGCATTAGATAAGGGATCTGGTTATGATAATTATCAAGAAATGATGAATAATTACAATAGCGACCAGCAACAAGCCATAGACAATTATTTGCTTAATCGGTAACGTCTTTTGCTATTTCATTCCAAAACTCTTCGGCTTTAGGTTCAAAATAGAACCTTCTGCCGTCATCTTTACCATAAACAAATTCACCAAGTAGGCATGGATAGCCACTGGGATGGATAGTTTCTTCTAACACAATAAATTTTTGATCTGGGCGACACTCCATCATCCATAGATTACCTTCATTGTCGCTAATCAACACTGCGTCAAGATTGCCAGTCCATCTATATACGCGATTATTCATTGGATGATTCTATATTTGCTTCCGTTATGTTTAATAGATTTACAGTAGCCTTTCCATACTTCTACTTGTTTCTTTTTAACTAAATCCTGCAACTTACTATGAGCTGTTCGTTCGCTGTATCCATAACGACTGCATAGATCTTGCGCAGTAAACCATTCGCTGCCCATAGGCTCTTGCTCATAACGTAGTATCTTATCTAGCTTATCCCAAGGGTTAGTATGCTTTAATGTTTTGGGGAGCATAGAATTTACCATTTATACCTCTTATTTGAAATAGGGAATAGGTTCCATCATTATCTACCCAACCAGCTACAAAACCATGTGCCCAACGTAGCTTGCCTGTTTTTCTATTGGCATAGTCTGGGTCTAGCTTGCATAAACAACCTATACAGCGTGCTTCCTGCTGTTTTAAGCCCGGAGTTTGATAGGACTCAATGCTATGGCAATGCCCAAAGACTACGTTGCCATATATGCGAGAATGTGAGGCACAAGCTGACGTTCCTGTATGAAATCCATGCACCACGTTTAAATGGCCTATTTGTATTACTCCTGTGCGACTATCGTATGGCACTAGCGAGGCTTTATTGCGTTTAGCTACCTTCTTTATGTCTTCTACCATTAAATGCCCTAAATCGGCTTTAACGCCATCTGTAGAGGCTGCTAGATCCCATACCCTGACATCATGGTTGCCTAACATTAAATGGTTTTCTTTTCCTCCTTTAAAGAAAGCATCTGCAAATTCAGCTCCTGCGTCAAAATCATCACGCATGGAAGACGATTGTTCATCTATTGAAGCTCCTTTGCGTATGCTGGAAAACTCCCATAAATCACCTGCAATAATGCGTATGTCTGCATTAAAATCTTTATTAAAGGCCAAAGCAGCATTACAGGCTTTTTCATCTTTATGATTGCCATGTATATCACTAACAATGATGAATTTTTTCATTTATAGGATTTGCGTAAGATTTGTTCGCCTTCAGTTTTTTTATCATGGCACTCAATACATAAAGCTTGGTAGCCTTCAACTTCTACAAATAGCCTTTCAATATATTTATCCCACGTTTCAAATCCTTTATGGGGATCTACAACTGGGTTAATATGATCTATTTTAATTTCTTTGTTACCAAACTGACGGCAACAAGCAGCGCAAGTGTATGTGTTGTAAGCTACTTTAGCTTTCTTTTTACATTCATACTTTGGCGACCATCTCGAAGAAGCTCGACGCAAGGCAGACTTAATAAAACTTTCAAATCTTGATTGAGTCCATTGACCATTGCATCGAGTTTTTGGAGACATTTATATTAGCTTATCACACCGCCTTGTAATTGGGCGAAGTGTGTTCGCTTTGTAATCTTACGCTTCTAGCTGCTACGAATTTATGGTAGCGCTCAATACCTTTAAATTGTTCTATTGGGTCTTGAGATCCAGCAACGTCTTTAACCATTGCTATCATTAGTTCTTCTTCAAGTTGTTCTAGTATTCTTGTTTGTTTTGACATATTATGTGTTTATTAGTGATTCAAATGCAGTGATAGGGCGGTTGAACATCATACCTACTCTATCGCAACCCTCGCCACGGCCTTTGGCTTGAATAGCGTTAATAAATATGCGTTGCCTATCACCATCATTAAGGTCTTGTGATGTGCCATCTGGAAGCGTTGAAGGAGCATCTAAAAATATAACCCTGTCTGCGTCCTGTTCAATATTTCCTGATTCACGAAGGTCTGAAAGCATAGGCTCTCTACCATCTTTTTCTACGCCGCGACTTATTTGGGCAAGAAGAATAACTGGTATGTTTAGCTCTATTGCTGCGTCTTTAAGAGCCATTGTCATGCGTCCAATGGCTACATCTCTAGTTTCTCCACGTTCTTGCTGTGGATCATAGCGTTGTAAATAATCTACAACTATACCCTTTATTGGCATCATGTGTCCAAAGCTCTTAATGCGTGCAGTAACCTGACTAAGCGTTCTATCTTTATCAGAAATATGCAGATGCTTTTCTGCCATAATTTCTTTTATGCTAGTTATAAAATCCAAGCTAGCATTATGCGTCAATCCACCTCGCCTAAACTCTCTCCATGATTGACGACTAATGGTCTGAGCAAATAACTGAGGAAGTCCACAGATAGGCATTTCACGACTAAACAAAATAACATTGCCTTTTAATTTATTGCTCCAATGCCAAGCTATCTGGCGACCAGCTGAAGACTTACCTCTTCCGGGTCTAGCTGCTATGACAATAAGTTCTCCGCCTTGTGCTTGTCCGAATCTCTTATTCCAATCAGGCCAAGGAAAAGGTAAGCCGTGATCTACTTGTGTGGTCTCCCCTTTCATTATGCGTTCGCACAACGAAAGAGCATCTGTGGCTGCTTCGCTTAGTGTTTGTTGTTTCTGACTTCCATGTCTAATGGAAAGGATGCGAGAAGTAATAGCAACAAAGTCTTCTACATTACCTTTATAAGTAAGGGCTGCAATTTTAACTGAGTCTGCTGCTTTGATTAACTCTCTTAAAACGTAGATTTCTACAAGCTGCTTAAGCCAGTGATCATAACTTAAAGATGTAGGATTAAGACTAGTAATGGCTAGGATGTGATCTATCCCTATTTGATCTAGCTTATTAGCCTTCCTTAGCTCATCAATAATGACGTTACCTTCTACTGGTCTTCCATGATTATTATTCCATAAAATGGCACGCCAAAGTTTTAAATTACGAGGATCATAAAAACAATCTTCTGTAATCTTAGCATCTAAAGCTTTTACCAAAGCAGTAACTCCATCAAAAAGAACATACGCAATAACGTACGTCTCTGCTTCGTCACTGTGCGGTGGTTCTTGGATCATAGTCATTGGCAAGTCTCCATAAGGTTAAACAAGCTTTAAAGGCTTCCCATTGCTCAAGAAGCTCTTCTTTTGTATATATCACTAAATCAACTCTTCCGATTTCATTAGTGGATATATAAATGTTACCTGCATTTATATCCTCTGTATTGCCATAAAATGCTTTGTAATATGCTGCTAGCTGCATTGCGTGTCCTTGCCTAACCTCAATCTTTTTATCTATTTTAGTCTTTGTTGATTTAAAGTCTAAAATGTAATTCTTTCCGTCTTTAAATGCTGCTACGTCCATAGTCCCTGCGTAACCATCCTCTTTATTTAATACCACGGTTTCGGTTTCACGAATAGCAAATCCTTTAAGGACTTCTATCGCTGGAAGCACAAACTCTTTAATAGGTACTAAATAACCTTCTGAAGATGTTACCTCTTCATCTTGATTCCATTCGTAACCATCTAATGCTGCTTCAATGGTTGCATGAATCTTTGTTCCTAAATCTGCTGCATTGCCAGATTCCTTTTTAGCGTTTTCTCTAACAAACTTGTAATAGGCATCTTCCTCTTCCTGTGAATCAAATTCTACCACTGGATATTGAGAAAGATAGGAACGTGCCGTCTCCATAGCCTTCTCAATCTTGTAGCGTTCAAGATTTGGATTGTACCATTGCTTAATGATTCCAGACACTGAAGGAAATAGCTTAAGCTCTCTTGCGTCCCTAATGTTAGTAGGGCGTGTATCAACAGTCTTGCCAGTTACGGTATGTACTGGCTTACCATCTGCGTTGTACCAATGATTTGACTCGCTCATGCTACCTCCTCTTTTTTAGGCTCTGGTTCAAACCAGCTATTAATAGCATTGTCAGCCATTTCAAGGGCGTTCTTAACGCGCTGCTTATCTCCTGTCATTTCATAAAGCTTAAGCTGATGTTTAATATCAACGATAACACGTTGAGCATCGCCACGGCCTTTAATAATATCGTCCAACATTTTCTGTAAGTATGTATTTTTCATCTATATATTTGTTTATGTTCAAC